CCTTCATTTAATTCGTGGAGACAAAATTGACCTTGATTTGAGATTTACCAATTTTGCATAATTAATTCCACGATATGTTAAAAAAGCAAATACTTTTTCTGGATCATGTTTCACGGAATCATACTCAGGAAGATCATATGAGATCTTGATTTTGAGCATGTCTCACCTCTTGTATAAGAAGTTTAATTCACCGTAAAGAATACCTAGAAAAGCGATACTTAAAACAGAAACTGATGTTGCTACTTGTAGTGCTTGCATGGCGTCCTCACTTAACGTAAGTACGACCGCGATAGCAGAAAGTGCCATGCACTTCATCAGTTCCTTGCTGACACTCATACTTGACGCCACGATAGGTGGTCATCATAATTTGAGCATCGTGAAGAGCTGCTTGCTTTTCGATTTGCTTCTTGATTAAAGAAAGTGTGTTCATTTGTCGTTACCTGAATAGAATGGAAAGTTAACCTTCTCTGCTTTCGCAGGATCCGTTTCCCCGTTCCTTCAGTCGTTTGCGTCCCACTTACACTGAGGTGTTGCTTCTTTTAAAGTTTCAACAATCTCTGCTCTGACAATTTTACTCATGGATTCATTTGCCTTGACACGACCGATCATATCGGCAGCATCTTGACAGGCAATAGAGACATAGAGTAAAAGATCAATCATGGGATGAACGCTCCGTTCCGCGACTTACTTGCGTCTCATGTCAATGTCTGATTACATTGACCTTCTACTTTAGATCTAAAATAACCTATCAGATTATATTTAGATCGTCTATCTAAATTGTCATCCATTAGGATTTCAATTCGTTTTTGTAAAAACCTTTCACACGACATATGCCACCCGTAGGGGCTGCCGTCTGCATGATGGGCTAAGGTCAATGCCAGTAAGATACTGAGCATGAGATGAACGTACTAGAGTATTATAACTCCTATGGTCTATATATGCAAGTAGTTTTGTAACTTATGATACAATTTTAAGATTTATTTCTTCTTTTTATCCTTTGGCGCTTCGTATCCCCAGGTCTTTGGATTTGCCTTACCATAACCAAATTCAATGCTTTTGAGATTCTTACCAAACTTATCATAGTACATATCAAAGATACGTACTTCTTTCTGACTTCTAGTCAAATCATGGCATTTTTGACCGTCAACATAGTATGTAACGATTTTTGCATCATATGGTGCATCAGTCGTACAAACTTGTTCCCAAGACCCATTAGAAATCATGATAGTGCATCCGTACCTTTTGGGAGATTCATCTCTTTCTAATTGAGTCCAGTGTTCCATTTGAATCTGCTCTGTTTTTTCTAGAGTTTCAACTGCATTTGCCATATCGAAAAAAATTAATTTACAACTTCAGGACCGGTTTCCCCACATAATATCAGGATATGCATCGGAAACTACCTGCTTACTAATTTTGTACTTATTAGTAAGATTTTTATCTTTTACTAGACAGATAATCTGTGCTTCGAGAGGATGAAGACCTTGCAGAATGTTGATAAACATTGTCTCTCTACGAAGACCACTGAGAGATGGATTACCGCCTTTGATAAAGTTAAAAAACTTTTGGTATTCTTTACGAATAGAAGATTTACCCTGATCTTGTGATCCAAGAGATTTTGAATTAAGTTCTTCCATGGACCCAACCATAGAATCAATCTTTTCAGTTAATGTTCCTTTGAAAGAATCTTGCTCATCGACTGCAGCATAAGGAACATCACCCTCAGGGAGTTCGCTTAAAATACTATCATCAAAGTTCCAGATGAAAATTGATTTAAGGCAAGGATGCTCGTACTTTTTGAGAACTTCAACTTTTTTAGCAACACTTCTCTGTTTTGATGCCAATTCCAGAATTTCAAATACAAAAGGATTTGGAGGAAGATCTGGAATTGGTTTTGTTGCTGCTTTTTTCTTTGTCGATGTCATATTCTTTTACAATGAATAGCGATGTTAGTATTTAGATGTCAGTTTTCGTCTTCATCATCATATTCTTCGTCGGAGAAGAAATCTTGCGAAATAGACAAAGCAACTATCTCATCCGGTAAGACATTCCCATGCTCATCAAAAAATTCTGGATGTAACGAGGGTCTGTCTTGATATTTTAGCATATATTCTCTCACACACCAACCACCAATTAATCCAACTACAAGGAACAGTACGGTTAAAAATGAACCGAAAACTAAACTTACTGCTACCATGGGTCTTTCTCCTAAAACTATCGTTTTTTCTTAATGTCCAATGAAAATTGGAATGCGATAGTCACTTCTCTCTTAAAAAAGCAAACTATCTGCTCAAATCTAAAGTCGAGTGGGTGTGCTTGCTTTTTTTTACCTCCGTTAAGTATTAGATCTACACCACGATTTGATCTTTCAGTAATATTATTTAGGTTAGATTCCGATTCTTTGTTGTTTGAGGAATTTGATTGTGTCAATGCAACCTCCCAATTTCTGGTCATTATACAAAACTTGAGGAAAAGTAGATCCCTCTCCGAACTTTTCAATGAACTCGGTTCTATCGAAATCTCTATCTAATTTGTAGATCACAAATTTTTTACCGGTCAGTTGAAGGACTTGCTCAATCTTATAGCAATAAGGGCACTTTTCCTTCGAATAAACAATGAAATCCATAATCAATAAACTTTTGTTTTTCTTGGACGATATTTGTGTAAAGAGTTTTTTTCTTTGTGTGGTTTCATCCACTCAACAATGTCATGCATACGTTTTGGATCGAAAAATGGTTGTCTTTTGTACCAATCTTTCCAATCTTCGTGTCCCTTGTCGTGATTACAAGATCTACAACAAGCAACAACATTTGGGGAAAAATCAATTCCTCCTAATGCTTGAGGAACTATATGGTCGATTGTGATTTCTTTATCTGAACCACAATATGCACATTTGTGATTCCACTTTTCTTTAATAGATGCTTTCCACATCCTCCGCGCTTCTCCTGAATTAGATGCATGTAAGTTATACAAATAATCCCGGAAAGACTTGTAAAATGGCATAAACTCTCTTAGTTAACTTCTATTAGATCAAGCATATCATAATAAGTACCTTTCACATTTCTATCTGTGAATTTTACGACGACACCTAACGGAATGGCATCGTCGTAAACTGCATCCTTA